GGATGTCCAGAAAGTATATCAGAAGATATTGTGCAAGAGATGTACATTTACCTTATAAGATACGAAAGAGAAGGTAAGAATATTTGGTATGGAGAACAAGTAAATTATTACTATGTATTCAAACAGTTAAGAGGTATTTATGTACAGTACCTACGTGCTAGTTCAAAGATTAAAAAAGTATCATTGGATGATATTGACAAACAATTTGAAGAAATAGACCCATTGGAATATGAGGAGCAATACGAGAAGTTTTTAAACAGTTACTTGAATGCAGTAGATGATGTTTTCTGGTACGATAAAAAAGTATTTGAATTAGTTGCTAAAGGTAAAAGTATTGCAGAATTAAGTAGAGATACAAAGATAGGTTACTATTCTCTTTACAATACTTACAATGCGGTTAAAGATAAACTAAAAGATAAACTATTATAACAGATTATGAAACTAGGAGATTTAATTGAAAGAATAACTTACTACACAGGAATCAAATGGGTAGTTAAAAAAATATGGGGAAAAGATTGTGGGTGTGATAAAAGGCAAGAACAACTAAACGATATTGAGTTATGGTAACAGAAGATAAAGAAATTTGGATTGATTTCAAAGCAAATGTAGTCGGTAAATTAAATCCAGAATATAAAAAAATTTTGTGTACCTTACACGCTAAATACTACAAACATAAATACTACGAGCCTTGCAGTTGTGATGCAAAGATTTATAGAATGTGGATTGCAGATATTGATAGAATTTATAACCAAAAATAAAAGATTTGAACAAACAACATCAACTAGAACAAGCGACAATTAAGATTTTAAATTTAGACGGATGGAAACTAAAATGGACTGGAGAAGGAAGTGAAAGTTGGGATGCAGAGGGATTGACTCCAAAAGGAAAGGAATGCGTTATAGAGATGAAATTTAGAAATAAGTATTATCCTACCAAAATGCTTGAAAAGTTTAAATACGACAAGCTAATGGCTACTGGTAAGGTTGCATTCTATTTCGTAAACGACCCTAAAGCAAACTATATGTTTTGGTTGAATGATATAAAAATGCCAGAGCCAGTTGATAAGTATTGTCCATCAACTACGATGTGGCAAAATAATAAAGTAATGAAGCCTTGCTATCTTTTAGAAGAAAGCCAAGCTGCGATGGTAAACAACAACGATACAATAGAAACAATGAAAAAAGAAATCATTCAAAAGCTGAATCAGTTATCTGATAGGATAAATATTCAGGAAAGAGAAGAACTATTAAAAGATATAGTTCAATTGAAGTTAACTGAAAACTATTCTGAATTTATTAAAATGAAAGACAAATGGAATATATAGGCTACGAGGTTAAATTAAACCTATTTAAAGGAATACTTTTAGGTGTTATGGAGGAAACATTTATTGAAGAAGACGTAATTGAGAAAGATTTTTCAATTTATTTTGGTATGCTATCTATTTGTTTTACAAGGATTTATAATAAACTTTAAAAATAATTGTAAATTTTATTAAAAAAATTGTTGATAATTAAAATAAGTTTTATATATTTGCATAGTAATAATAAAACAAAGACAATATGAAAATCACAAAAGAAGAAAATTTAGTAAACTTTAACTTTTGGCAGGGTGCTAAAAATCATTCATTTAGTTATGATGAATTAAGAGAAATAGAATACCAACTAGAAGATATATACCAATATGGTATGGATGAAACGCACATAAACGATTTGTTTTGGTTTGATGAGGAATTTTTATGCGAATTAATTGGATTAAAATATAAAAAATATTTAAAAAGATAAAATTAAAACAAGATGAAAACAATTAAAAGAATTATCAAAACGCAATTAGTAAACTTAAACATCAAACCAGTTAAGGTCGTTATATTACCAACTGGATTAGTATGTGAGCATTTTAATAACGGAAAAGTAAATGTAATATGAGAGCAACACAAATTCACTACGAGAACGGAAAAGGATATGATATTATAGATGTGTGTAAAGATTACGCTCTTAATTTCAATAGAGGTAATATTTTAAAGTATGTAGCACGAGCAGGTAAAAAGCAAGATGAGTTGCAAGATTTAAGAAAGGCTTTAGATTACTTGCAAAGAGAAATATCATATTTAGAAGAACAACAAAAACAATATATTAAACAAACAATAGACAGATGAGCCAATTAGATTACGATTTAGACAATTACTTAAACGAACTTGATAAAGAGTTTGAATGTTATGAATGTGGAACAAGTATATCAGAAGAGGGATATTGCAGTAGAGAATGTTATAAAGCTGGACAAGAATGATTTTGCTAGTAGATGCAGATAGTTTAATATTTGCAAGTTGTTATCGCAAACGAGAAACACCAGATGATAATCCATACTTTGAAAAGCTATCAGATGCTTCGGATAAGTTCAATGAGCAGTTAATGGGTATCGTAAATCATTTAGAAGACTTCTACGATATTGATAAGGTAATTATCTTCAATGGTTCAAAAGGTAACTTCAGAAAGCTAATAACTGATAAATACAAAGCAAACAGAAAAGATACACAGATACCGCCTTTACTTAATGATATGCATCAATGGGTAAAAGATAACCATAATTCAGTTTATGGTTATGGTGTTGAAACAGATGATATGGTTGCAAGATACTGGAATGATTTATCAAAAGAATTTGGAAGGAATGAAGTTATGATAGTAAGCATTGACAAAGATTACAAACAGTTTCCTTGCCTTATGTACAATTATCATTATAAGCATAAGCAAGTTTTAGATATAAGCGAAGAAGAAGCTATGTACAACTTCTATGAGCAAATGATTGTAGGCGATACTGCTGACAATGTAAATTACTTTAAAGGTAAAGGAAAGAAGTTTGCAGAGAACTATTTAAAAGGCTGTACAAGTCATTACCAGTACACAAAGAGGATGTATGAATTATTTAAACAAGAATATAAAGGAAAAGCAAAGCAAAGATACATTGAGTGCTATAACCTTTTAAAATTAAGAACAAACTAAAATAAATAAAGATGATAGAATTAGATGAATTAATAGATTATGTTAATCAAACTTTAGGGTTAGATATTAGACAAGATACTAGAAAAAGAGAAGTTGTAGATGCGAGAGCATTTTACTATGAGTTAGCAAGAAGACTTACAAAAAATAGCTTACATACTATTGGAGATTCTTTAGGTAAAAACCACGCAACTGTTATTCATAGTTTAAACAATGTAGTTATGCATTTGGATAAAAATAAAATAAATAAATCATTAATTGAACTTGGATATAAAAGTAGAAAGAGTACATTTGAAGAATTAAAGGAAAGAGTATCTTATTTAGAAACACAATTAGAAAATTTAAAACAATAACAAGATGAATAAGCAATTAGATTATTTAAAAGTAGTATTACTTGGTCAATTAACTATTGAAGCAATAGATAGCTTGAGAGGCACTACAAAGTACAGACAAGAAGTAAAGAATGTAGGAAATAGATTTAACAAGATGCTGGAGGAATATGTTAATGAAGATTTTAATACTGTATATAACAACAACGAAGAAATGACAATGAATGTAATGCGTAAGATAACTGAATTAATAAATAAGTTATCAACTTCTGATATTGATGATTTAGTTATGATTGATGCAGTTATAGATAAGTACAAAGAGAATAGAGAATGGTTTGTAGAACACGCTTCTGCTGATTTTTTAAAATTAGAAATATAAATGAAAGCAATAATAAAATTTAATTTACCAGAAGAACAAGATGATTTTGATATGTTTAACCAATCATCATCTATGTATAGTGTTATTTGGGATTTAAACCAATGGTTAAGAGGTCAAACTAAATACGCTCCTGATAATACAAGTGAAGATACTATTAAGGCTTTTTATGAATGCCAAGATAAACTTACTGAATTATTAAACGAAAACAATATAGAATTATGAAACAAAAGAAATACACCCAAGAGGAAAGAATTAAGAAATTAGAACAAGTAGTTGCACTTTTATATACTTATCATCAAACAATGATTAAAGAAATACAAGCGTTAAAATCTGAATTGAAAGATGAGAAAGAGTAATATAAAATACGGATTCTTTCTTGTAGCAATTACAAATTTTACAATTATGATTATCATTCTTACAATAGTTGCTATCTTTATCAGAATATTATGTTAATAAAATAAATTAAAATTAACTATATACTAATAGTTAAAATTTAATTTATATATGAAACTAGTAAATATTCAAGAAATTAAAAACAACGAGAAAAATCCTCGTATCATTAAAGATTATAAGTTTAAGCAACTGGTAAAATCTATTAAGGAATTTCCAGAGATGCTTAAATTAAGACCAATAGTAGTTAATAGCGAAATGGTTGTACTTGGTGGAAATATGCGGTTAAAGGCTTGTAGAGAAGCTGGACTTAAAGAAGTCTGGATATTAAAAGCTGATGAACTAACAGAAGAACAACAAAGAGAATTTATAGTAAAGGACAATGTAGGTTTTGGAGAATGGGATTGGGATGTGTTAGCAAACGAATGGGATAATCAATTGTTGGCAGATTGGGGGATTGATTTGCCTAAATTTGATTACAAAAATGATTTTGATTCTCAAATAGAAGAAATAGAAGAATACAGTTTTCCCGAAGATGATTTAGAATCAAGTCACGTTAAAATGATTCAATTATTTTTAAACACAAAAACAGAACCATTATTTAAAAAATGGGAATTAAAATTGAGAGAAATATATAAAACTGATAACCTAACAGATACAGTTTATGAAGTTATTAAAAAAGAGTTTAGTAATTATGGAAGTTAAAAAACATTATATAAAACCTGTATTAACAGATGAAGAAACTAATAATTTAAGAGGTGTTTTATTAGGAGAAAAAGATTATAATATTTTATTCGAAGAAGATGTTGATGTATATTGTTCTGAAACAAATAAATGTATAGCTAAATTTAGGAAGAATGTTATTCCCTCTAATATTGTAAAATATGCTTATGAAAATTTAAAAGGAGCTGCAACCGCATCCTCAAATAGAGGAACAAGTTCTGGTATAAAAGAATCAGGAAAAGCATCAGAAAAAAGATTAAAAAAAGATGGAACTATATCTAACACTATGATAGCAGACCCTATAAATAGTGGTATAATAGGTTATTTTGATAGAAATGCAAGATTTCCTTATTGTAGACAGACGGCATTCAATGAAAAACAATTCTCTAAATTTAAAAAAGCATACCCAATAATTAAACTTGTAGACACGAAATATTCAGAATTGATGCCTAATGAATATAAATTACAAAGAGAGGTTGCTGATAATACCTCTAAAGATTTTGTAATACCTAATACTGCATTTACAACAGTAACTGTAAATAAGAATTGGCAAACTGCGGTGCATACAGATAAAGGTGATTTTGAAAAAGGTTTTGGAAATCTTGTTGCTTTAAGAAAAGGCAGATATACTGGTGGTTATTTTGTTGTTCCAAAATGGGGCGTAGCTTTTGATTTACAAAATTGCGATTTATTACTTGTAGATGTTCATCAATGGCACGGTAATACACCAATAAATAAAATAGATGATGATGCTAAAAGAATAAGTTTAGTAATGTATTATAGAAAAAATATGATAAATTGCGGAACTGCTGATGAGGAAAATGAATTTGCTAAAACAAGAAAAGAAGGAACGAAACTAAATTAATATGTGCGGTGTAATTGGATTCAGTTGCGAAAAACCAAATAAAGAAAATATATCAATATTAAATAAACTGATATTTGAAAGTAAAATAAGAGGTTTACATAGTTTTGGATATAGTTATATTGATGATGGTTTAATAAAAACAGAAAAGCATCACGATATAAATTCTGTTAAATTACCTATTTCAAATAATATAATATACCACAACAGATATTCAACAAGTGGAGATTATAAAAACCACGAAAACAATCAACCAATTTTTAACAATGAATTATCTTTAGTTTTTAATGGTGTTTTAGATATGGGTACTAAAAAACAAATTGAAAATAAATATAATATACAAATGGAAACAGAAAATGATGGGGAAATAATATTAAAGAATTGTGGTACAGATATAGAATTAATACGTAGTTTTGTAAGAGAAACAAGTGGTTCTTTTGCAGGTATAATTTTAACTAGTTCTAATAAACTTTTAGCTATAAGGAACAGTAAAAGACCTTTATGGCAATTAAATCATTTAGATTGTGTTTATTTAGCATCTACTAAAGATATATTTAAAAGAGTTGATGATTCTTTTGAACCAATACAACTAAAAGAAAACACTATATATGAATATTAGATTAGCTGAATCAAGTGATAAGGATTTCATTAAGAAGCTATACAAACAAAGTTCTAAAGAAATAGGTAGTTTTAATCTATTTTGGACTTGGGACAAATATTTGTCAGGAGAAGCTAAACATAAATTTTATGTTATAGATAATATGGGTTTTATGAGAATAGGATATTCTAAAAAATATAACTGTTATGTACTTTATGAAATAGCAGTTGACGTTGAATGTAAGCAAAAGGGTGTTGGTAGAAAATTGTATGATAAAATACCAAAACCTTTAATGCTGAAATGTAATAAAGATAATTATATTGGTAATAATTTTTATAAAAAAATGGGTATGACAAATTCAGGAACAACAAAAACATCTAAAGGAATAGAACAAAATATATGGACGGCTTCATAGATTATCATATAAAATCTTCCGAAGCGAAAGACATAGACCCAAGTAATGATTGTTTAAGTTATATTTCAGACAGATTTGAATTAAACATAGAACAAAGATATTGGCTTGCTTTTCTTTTTGGTACTTGTTATTCATCTACGAATGTTTATTATATTTATAATGAATTTCCAGACTATGAAAATGTAGATGTAAATAGATTACAAAGATGGTGGGATAATAATAGAGATAAAACTTTATTTCAGACAGATAGATTAAGAGTTAAAACTCAAAACAAGTTTGTAGAAACATTCTTAAGTTATTCTAATTTATTAAATGGTATGTCACAAAGTGATTTTTTTCAATCATTAAAACAACCTACAAAACAAATGACATATGACAATTGTTATAAAAAACTATCTGAAATAAAAAACTTTGGTAGATTTACTATGTTTATATATTTAGAAATGATAAATGTGTTAACTAAATATGAATTAGAACCAACATATTTAGATTTAAAAAATGCTGAAAGTTGTAGGAATGGTTTAGTTTATCATTTAGGTCACTACGAATTAGATACACATAATAACAAAAACAAACTAAAACCCAAACAAATAAATTATCTTCAATATAAATTTAAAGAATTACACAACCAAATAAAATTGTTAAATATAGAACATAAGAATATATGGAATATAGAAACAACTTTATGTGCTTATAAAAAATATAATAAAGGTAAAAGATATATTGGTTATTATATAGATAGACAAAGGCAAGAAATACAAAAGATGGAATCTAATATTAAAAACGGAGTTGACTGGAGTGTTCTTTGGGACTTTAGAAAAGAAAATTATGAAAGAAAATGGCTAAAAGAATAATAGCAATAGGTGGAGAACCTGCAAGTGGGAAATCAACTTTAATGAAGTATATATTGAAACAATACGAACCATTAAAAACTTTTAAATATGGACTTGTTAGGGGTTTATACAATGAAGAAAATAATTTATATTTTTTAGGTATATATGATAATTCTGTTTTTTGTGGTACAGATAAATTAAGTATGGCAGTTCAACCTCATTTCTTAAATCTTGTTGAAAAAATGCCAGAATCGACTTTTGTATTTGAAGGCGATAGATTATTTAATCAAAGTTTATTTGATAAAAAAGATTGTGAAATAATTGTTTTAAATGTTACAGAAAAAACAAATGAAGATAGGCACAAAAAAAGAAATGATAATCAAACTGAAAAATTTAAAAAATCTAAAAAAACAAAAATAAAAAACATTTTATCTAAAAATAAAGTAACATTAATTAATAATGATACGGAAGAAGATAATAAGAAAGCTAAAGAAACAATATTAAAACTAATAAAATGTCAAACAAATCCGACACTATAAAAGAAAGATTACTTCAAGCATTAGAACAATCTTTAGGTATTGTCACAACTGCTTGTAAAAGTGTTATGATACATAGGTCTACTTATTATGAGTATTATAAAAATGATTTAGACTTTAAGAAAAAAGTTGATGATATACAAAATGTTGCTTTGGATTTTGCTGAAAGTCAATTACATAAACAAATACAAAGTGGAAACACATCTGCTACTATATTTTATCTAAAAACAAAAGGTAAAAATAGAGGTTACATAGAACGGCAAGAAATAACTGGTGCAGATGGTATGCCAACAAACTTTCAAATAGAAATAATAAAACGTGAGGATAAAGACTAATATAGTTTTTGAACATTTATTAGAATCAACAAAAAAGATAACAATAGAGCAAGGTGGAACTAGGTCTGGAAAGACTTATAACATTTTGCTTTTTATTATTTTTAAATACTGTTTAGAGAATACAGGTAAGACAGTTACGATATGTAGAAAAACATTTCCTGCTGTACGTTCTTCTGTTATGCGTGATTTTTTAGACATACTAAAACAATATAAATCTTATTCAGAAGAGTTTCACAACAAGTCAAACCACGAATACAAGCTAAATGGAAATCTTGTAGAATTTATATCTTTAGACCAACCACAAAAGGTAAGAGGTCGTAAAAGAAACTTGCTATTTATAAATGAAGCAAATGAATTAGATTACGAAGATTGGCAACAGTTAATATTTAGAACAGAAGATAAAATCATTTTAGACTTTAATCCATCTGATGAATACCATTGGATATATGATAAAGTAATTCCAAGAGATGATGCTGACTTCTTTATTACTACATACCTAGATAACTCTTTTTTAAATGAAAGTATAAAAGAAGAAATTGAAAGGTTAAAAGAAACAGATGAAACCTATTGGCAAATTTATGGTTTAGGTTTAAAAGGTATTTCAAAAGCTACTATCTTTAATTACTATGAGTTTGATACATTACCACAAGATGCAGAGTTTATTTCGTATGGTGCTGATGCTGGTTATACAAACGACCCTACAACTTTGGTAAGCGTTTACAAACAAGGTCATAACTTATATATCAAAGAACATATTTATCAAACGCAAATGACTACTTTTGATATTGCAAACAAATGGAAACAGATTGGAATAGATAGAGAATTAATTTACTTTGATAGTGCAGAACCTAGATTGATTGAGGAACTACGTAGAATGGGTTTTAACGTACGACCAAGTTTAAAAGGTACTGATAGTGTAAATGCAGGAATAGACCTCTTAAAACGCTTTAAAATACATATTCATAGAGATAGTCATAATTGTATTCAAGAATTTAGAAACTACAAATGGCAAGAAGACAGAAGTGGCAAAATGATAAACAAACCAATAGACAAACATAACCATACAATTGATGCGGTTAGATATGCGACTTATTCTGTATTAAGCAAACCTAACTTTGGAAGATACGCAATTGTCTAAAATAATTTTAAAATAACTATATATAAGTATGAAAGTAGAATTGATTGTACCTAATAGTTTAAATGAAATAACACTTGGTCAGTACCAAGAGTACATTAAACTAGATAAACTTACTGAAACTGAATTGTCTTATAAAATGATTGAGATATTCTGTGGTTTAAAACCAGAGCATATTAGATTGTTAAAAGCAAAAGATGTACAAGATATTGTAGGTATTATTTCACAGATGTTTGAATCTAAACCTAGTTTGGTGCATACGTTTAAAATGCAAGGTGTTGAGTATGGTTTTATAAATAACCTAGATGAGATGTCTTTTGGGGAATACATTGATTTAGATACTTACATAGGAGATTGGGATAACATTGAAAAAGCTATGGCGGTTTTATATAGACCAATTGAATTAAGAAAAGGAAGTAGGTATCACATAAAAGAATATGAGGGTGGAGATGCAGACCATTTAAAAGGTATGCCATTAGATGCTGTGATTAGTTCTATACTTTTTTTTTACAATTTAGGGAACGAATTATGTCAAGTTACGATGAACTCTTTAATGGAGGAGGAAGACAAGAACTTACTAGAGTTTCTCAATTCGGAAGCAAATGGGGATGGTACTCAAGCGTTTATGCACTCGCTCAATCAGATATTAGGAGATTTGAAGATATCACTAAATTAAAAATGCACGAATGTTTACTATTCTTAACCTTTGAAAAAGAGAAAAACGAAATAGAAGCATCACAAATTAAAAATAAGTTCAATGCAAGGAATTAGAGGATTTTACCAATTAACGCAAACCATTAAAGAGCAATTGCTTAATGATGTAAATTGCAATACAGTTACAACTGGAGATATTACAGAAGTGGATTTATCAAAGCAAACGATATTTCCATTATCACATATTATTGTAAATAACGTAACATCAGAAGAACAATATTTAGGTTTTAACATTACAGTACTTGCAATGGATATTGTAGATGAAAGCAAAGAGCCTACAACTGATATTTTTAGAGGAAACAATAATGAGCAAGATGTATTGAATACACAGTTAGCAGTATTGAATAGACTTACAATGTTATTAAGAAAAGGAAACCTACATACAGATTTATATCAGTTAGATGGTACTCCTAATTGTGAACCATTTTACGAAAGGTTTGAAAATAGATTAGCAGGATGGGCTTGTACGTTTGATGTGTTTATTCAAAATGATATTGATATATGCAGTTAGAAGAAACTAGAGAGGCGTTAAATAAATTCGCTAAATATGTTGTACAACAATCAAGAAGCAATCTTACTAAAAGCGATAAGAACGTTTCTAAAGAACTTTACAATAGTTTAGGATATGATTTAAACGTTTCTAAAAATAGTTTCTCTTTAAGCCTCTTAATGGAAGATTATGGTATGTTCCAAGACAAAGGTGTTAAAGGTAAAACAAGTTCAGCAAAAGCACCTAATAGTCCATTTCAATTTGGTAGTGGAACTGGAAAGAAAGGTGGTTTAACAAATGGCATTGATAAGTGGGTACGAAGAAGAAGGTTTCAGTTTAGAGATAAGAAAGGTAGATTTATGAGTTATCAATCAACTGCTTTTTTAATCACAAGAAGTATTTACAACAAGGGAATAAAGCCTAGTATGTTTTTTACAAAACCATTTGAAAAAGCATTTAAAGGATTGAACGAAGAATTAATACAAGCGTATGCATTAGATGTACAGAAATTTATGGAAACAACGATAAAAGATAATTTTAAAAAATAAGAGATGGCAATTAATTTAAGAAGTCCATATTACATTGGTATATCAAACGGAAGTTTATCTTATGCTACATTGGAGTTAAAAATTTGGAATACAGAAACTGGAACTCCAGCAACTCCTCAATATACTTTAAGAAAGTCTATAATAGTTGGTAGCACTTCTGTTTATTTTGAGGTTTCAGAACTTATTAGGGATTTTTTAGATACTGAATTTAATGGAGTTTATAATTCTTATTCTTTAATTGTAGAATCAACTATTAAGGCTTATAATTCTAGTGGTACTTTATTATCTACATCAGTACAAACAAACTTTGCTTTTGATAGTTATTCTTATTTTGAAGAACAAAATTTTGATTTAGACAATGTTTCTACTTTAATAACAAATAGAACTATTTACAATTTAGCAGATAATGTAGCGAGAATACCAGTTCACACTAAAAACAATCCTTTTATTTATTTTTATAGAAATGGAGAACTTATAAAGACTTTAAATTACACAGAAGACCCAGATGATACAGAACAACAAATTGTTTATGTAAGTCAAGTTGGGGAATTAAGTGATGATAATTATAGGGAAAGAGTTTTTGAAGATGGAGGTATTATTGAAGAAAGTAAATGTTTAAAAGATTTTATTGATAAGTTTGAATTGTATGGGGTTGATAAAATTGTAGTTACTGATGATTTAGGAAATAGAGATACAATTAAAATTATAATTTTAGATGAATGTAAATACGAGCCAAAGAAGTTTACTTTTGTAAATAAGTTTGGAGCATTACAAGATATTTATTTCTTTAAAAAGCAAGTAAATAAAATGAATGTTTCAAAAGAAAGTTATAATGCTAACACATTACTTGCTAATTACACTTATAATAGGTCTGTACATACAAAAAGAGATTTCAATATAAAAGGAAATGAATCATTTACATTTAGTAGTGGATATTTGAATGAAGAATACAACGAGGTATTTAAACAAATGATGCTATCTGAAAAGGTGTGGATAACTAATATAACAGATACCGAAGAACAAGTGTTACCTATTAACGTGAAGACATCTAATATCACTTATAAGACATCTTTAAACGATAGGCTAGTAGAATATACAATTGAGTTTGAAAACTCTTACAACGTACTAAACGACATTAGATAAATGCAAACTATTCAATTATACATAGAAGGTCAAAGAGTGGATATGTTCAAAGATGAATCGGTATCACTTACACAATCAATTCAGAATGTAAGAGATATTGCCAAAATCTTTACAGACTTTTCTAAAACTTTCACACTACCAGCTTCAAAAACAAATAATAAAATATTCAAGCATTATTATAACTTTAGTATTGAAAATGGTTTTGATGGTAGGACTAAAAAAGACGCTACAATTGAATTGAATCATTTACCATTTAAAGACGGAAAAATAAAACTAGAGGGGGTTGATTTAAAAAATGGTGTGCCTTATGCATACAGAATTACATTTTTTGGTAGTACAGTTGAGTTAAAAGATTCATTAGGAGAAGATACGTTAGCCTCTTTAGATTTAAGTGCTTTAAATAAAACATATTCTCCTAGCGAAATACAAACAAGTTTACAAGCAGACCCAAACACAACTCACGTTATAGCACCTTTAATAACACATACTAGAAGATTATTCTATGATAGTTCAAGTGGTCACGCTCACGATGATAACCATACTGGTAATTTATTTTATCAATCTGGAGCAGGACACGAACACGGAGTATTATGGTCTGATTTAAAATACGCAGTTAGGATACATAAAATAGTTGAAGCAATTCAAAACAAGTCTGAATATAACATTACGTTTAGCAATGATTTTTTTAACTCAAGTAACTTACCTTATTATAATTTGTTTATGTGGTTGCATAGAAAAAAAGGTAGTGTTGAAAATTTAGGTGGTTTACCTAGTAGTTCGGTAAATGAATGGAGTGTATCAACTCCTCCTTATAATACTGATACTAGAATGATTTCATCTACAACTTTAAGTGTTTTTGGAGATGTTAATTCGTATTCAATATTTAGTTTAATTTTAACAACTGCATCAACGGATAGTTATAGGGTTTCTGTTTTATTAGATGGTGTAGAGGTTTCTAATTCTGGAAATGTTAGTGGCACTTTTACTTTTGATAGTATCTTTTTAGATAATGGAGAATATACTGTTTATATTGAATCTGAAAGCACTATTGTTTTTTCAAACATAAGATGGAATATAGAATATGAACCGATACCAGATTTATTTTATACAGATACTTTTGATACTGGTTCTTATACACATACTGCTACATTTCAATTTAACATATCTCAACAGATACCAGATATGAAAGTTATTGATTTTATAACTGGTGTATTTAGGATGTTTAATTTAACTGCTTTTGTGGATAAGGTAACAAATGAAATTATAGTAAAACCTTTGGATAATTTTTATTCAACTGGTAATACTTATGAGATTTCTAAATATATAGTTTCAGATGGTAGTTCGGTTAACGTTGCGTTACCTTTTAGAGAAATTAATTTAGAGTTTGAAGATACTGAAACAATATTAGCTAAACAACACGACCAATTAGCTGGTAAGATATGGGCAAAACAAAGTTGGACAAATTTTGAAAAGTTAGATGGAGAAATATATAACATTAAACTTCCTTTTTCAAAAGTAAAATACGAAAGGTTGTATAACGTTTTAGGAGGTGCAGCAACTACAATTCAATATGGTTTCTTTGTAGATGATAATCAAGATAGTTATTTTGGTAAGCCTTTATTGTTTTATCCTATTAGACAAACTGGTGGAACTGCAATAAGTTTTATGACAAGTGAATCTACTAGAGTACCTTTAACAACTTATAACATACCATCAAATAGCTTGTCTTTAAATTCAGCTACAAGCAAAGCTAATATAAATTTCTTTGCTGAAGTAAACGAATATACAAACACAAGTGATTTTACAGATACTTTATTTAACGTTTATTATAAGAATTACATTACAAGTGTATTTAATCAAAAAAACAGATTAACAAAAGTTACTGCTTATTTACCGTTGAGCATATTACTTAACTACACTTTAGCAGATAGGTTTATAATT